AGCTATTGCAAGTATAATAAAAGATAATAGTGAATTAGTAAATGATACAATAGTAGATGAAGATGGTATCAAGACAATGGTAATTAATAGAGATGGCTTTATTAATGATATAACAAGTTATTTTAATAGTGACAATAGCGCGTTTAGTTGGGAACGTTTTGTCAATGCTTGTGATGATGTGTAATTAATTCGCGCATTGTTGATGTGTACAATAGACGCCTCGATTTATTCGGGGCGTTTGTATTTCTTGTTGATTTAGCCGTTATCGGATATCATTATAATCAAATTGGGTTTCAATCTAATTTTCAACCTAATCGAAGAGCCACCGAAGACCTATGTGGGGTGGGGGGTCGCCGAAAGAATACTCACACTCATTCTAACCCTATTTTTTAAACTTTGTAACAAACCTTCTTTTTCTTTATATATAATTTCTTTTTCTTAATACTATGTACTTAATTATATAGTACTTGTATTAGTACTTAATACTGTATTAATATAATCAAATAAATGAATTATGCAAGTATTTTTATTTTAGGATAGTTTTTATTATATTATTTTATGGAATTCAAAGAAATCAAGGGTAAAAAGCACTATTTATATGAATCATTGGAGGAATTTAGTGTATTTTGTCCTAATATATCGTCTGTAAACAATTGGCGTAACGCTTTGGAGGGGGAATGGACATTAACGGATGACTTATTTGTTTGTCAAGTGCTTAGACGTTCAAAGTTATCGCATCCTAACTACAAAAAGCCTAGGACTCTTGTTAGGACTGTATGTGGTTCGTTTATAGTTGAGCAAAAGACACATGAAATGTTAGGGGATAATGGCATTGCCGAGAATATTTATGCATTTTCGGGTAATTATGATGCAATCTACGAAAGAGCTAAAGAAAGAAAGCTTAACAATCGTGAGTTCTTATTCGCTAGATATGTTGCTGCGGGAGAGAATCAGATAAAAGCATTTAAAAAAGCTTACCCAAAGGCTAAAGATGAAAAATATATTAAGAAAAAATCAAATTCTTTATTACAAAAAGAGGAAATACGTACAATGGTTAAGGAAGAAATTAAAAAAATACTACAAGAAGAAGGTGTAACTCCTGAATGGATTATCGGCAAATACAAAGATATAGCTGATGTGTCCGATAGAGATTGCGATAGGTTAAAAGCCGTTAAAGACTTAGCAACTATTGCTGGAATGTTTAATACGGAGAAAAAACAGGAGCAATTAACTGTTTGGACAGGATTTACTGATGAACAAATGGAGGCATTACAAAGTGGCCAAAAAGCAAAACTTGTCGCACATGGCGAAAAAGAAGACGAATGAAGAAGATTTATGCCCTGTATGCGAAGGGGATTTATATTATAGCGAAAAATACACTCAAAGAATTGGCATCGTAGATATTACGGGCAATCACGACGTTATAGGTTGGATTTGTCCTCATTGTAAGTCTGAATTTGATAATTCCAATAAAGTTATGTATATTTATGGCGAAAATTACGACTCAGGAGACGCATAATGGAAGAAAAAAATATATTATCATCAATTATTGATTATTTAAAACCTAAAGCACACGATGCTATTGATGGTATAACAACACAATGGAAAGAATCACAAGCTAGAATAAATGAAATGATGCCTAATGAAGAAATGCAAGAATTACTTCAAACAATGGTGATGGGTTCTATAGGAGGTGTTGGCAAAAAAGCATTAAGAGGTAAAGATGCTTATATAGAAAAAATGAAAAAAATGATTGGACGTGATACGCCATTAACAAGAAGAGAGACGTATGGGCTTAAAACATTGCAAGACCCTAATAGAGATAAAAAACTAGACACTCTTGTAAAACATTTAATAAAAACGGGCGATTACGAAAAAATTTCTAGACATTGGAAAAATTTTCCTCCCAATATGCTAGGACACCGATGGTTTAATAAACCAAAAAAATAAGGATTTTAATGAAATTAGAAATTATATACACAGCTGCAGATGAATATCATAATCCCCAAAACCCTCGTTTCTATGGTAACCTTCTTGTATCTCATGATTCATTTGTGGCTGTGGATTGTTCAACCTTACAAGAATGTAACTAATATGTCTTTATTCGATTCTTTAACTAAACCATTTAATCCTGATGTAAATAATGATTCTAATACAATGTTAGATTCTTTATTATTCACTGCTTCTAATAATTGGAAAATTGACCAAGGTGAAGTCTTAGAAGCTATGAATAAAATTGCTTATCATGAAACAGGAGGTTCTTTTGACCCTTCTCAGCAACAATATGAAGGAGGGCCTGGTAGAGGGCTATATCAATTTGAACAAAGATATAAAAATCCTAAAACAGGAGAATATGAGCAAGCTGGAGGAATGACAGCTGCAAATAGACTTATAAAGATGTTTGAAACAGAAAAACAAGAAATTCCAAATTGGTTAATGCAAGAAGGAATGGAAAATCCTGAAATTGGCTTTGATGCATCTTTATTAAATGAAGAACAACAACAAATGTTGTTTTTAGCAAATGCATTACTAAATCCCAATAAAGAAGAAGAAGGATATGGAAAAGCGGGTATATATGATATAGACGGAGATAAAACTATATCAAATGAAGAATTAGCTGATTATTGGACGCAATATCATCATGCGGGTACAAAACCAAATACCGATGCTTATACAGACCAAAGAAATAAATTTCTTGAACACCTTGAATCTTACGAGTGAATAAATGGCAAATTTAAATCTTAATGGAGATGTTTCTAAAAATGAAAAGGTTCTTCAAATGGCTTATGAAGACCTTATCGTATTTGGTAAACTATTTTCTCCTCAAGACTTTTTAGCATCCGCAACACCAGATTTTCATAATATCGTAGGAAAAAAACTTTTAGATAGAACAAAACAACAATTGGCTCTTGTATTGCCTCGTGACCACGCAAAATCAACCTTAGCTGCGACAGCGGTGTTGCATCGGTTTTTATTTGCGAAAAAAGAAAGCCCAGAATTCATCGCTTGGGTTGGCGAGGCTCAAGACCAAGCAACAGATAACCTTAATTGGATAGCTAACCACATTTACTCGAATCCTGCAATACATTATTATTTCGGTGATATGCAAGGTGATAAGTGGACAAAAACCGAAATTACATTGCAAAATAATTGTAGGATGATTGCTAAAGGTACTGCTCAAAGATTAAGGGGTAAAAAACAATTATCCACAAGATATACTGGGATTATACTGGATGACTTTGAATCGGAGCTAAATACTAAAACTCCCGAAGCAAGGCTCCATATTAAGAATTGGGTGACTGCTGCTGTCTATCCCGCAATTGATTTTGATAAAGGTGGATTTTTATGGTGTAATGGTACTATTGTTCATTATGATGCATTTTTAAATGGATTAGTAAGGAATTACCAAGCTGCTATGAAAAACGGAGAAGAGTATTCGTGGGATATAACAACTTATAAAGCTATTCTTGATGATGGTACTCCTTTATGGCCTTCACGTTGGCCTCTTAAAAAATTAGACGAAAGAAAGCAATTTTATATAGATTCGGGTACTCCTGCTAAATTTTACCAAGAATACATGAATCAAGCTAAATCTCCTGAAGACCAAATTTTTGGAGAAGCTGATATAACTGACAATTTGTATAAAGGTAAGCTTAAATTTGATAAAGAGTATAATTCTTGGTATATAACATTAGATGATGGGAGAACTGAATATGTCAATATTTACATCGGGGTTGACCCTGCTTCAACGCTTTCTGTTAGGAACGATTATAGTGTTATTATGGTTATCGGTGTTACCGCTGAGTATGATTATTATATTATTGAGTATTGGAGACAAAGAGTATTACCAATGGACTGCGCAGAGGAAATATTTAAAATCGCAGAACGATACAACCCAATCAAAAGAATAAACATTGAAACTATATCATATCAAGAAATGCTTAGAGATTACATACATAAAAAAAGTAAAAAAGAAGGAAAGTTCTTGCCTGGCATTGAAAAAGGTATTAAAAACTATGGTAACCAAAAAAAGAAAGATAGATTGTTTGAAGGACTTCAACCTATGTTTAAAGCGGGTGCTGTACATTTAAAGAAAGATATGCATGAATTTATAGGTGAATTACTTGATTTCCCTAAGGGCACACATGATGATACTATAGATGCATTTTGGTTAGCAACTCAATTTGCTAAAGGAAGTAAAAAAGCTGGAACTGTCAAAAGAATTAAAAATGGTAAAAATGAATGGGAAAAGCCTAAAAAACGATATAATTGGATGACAGGTTCAAGGTATTGATAAATTAATAAAAAGGTTTTATATTACAAGTTATGATAGAGCAAGATAAAAAAGCAATTGAAATAAGAGAATTATGGAAAAGGTGGGATGATGCTCGTAGAGAATGGGCAGACCATGCTCGTGAAGATATTGATTTTTACTTAGGAAATCATTTTAGTTCTCAGGAACAAGATGAATTAGAATCAAGAAATCAATCAAATATTCCTTTAGATAGGTTATATGGAGCTATTGAACAATTTAAAGCTATTATTACATCAAAACCTCCTAAGTTTTCTGCAATGCCAAGAGAAGATTCAGATAGCGATTTAGCAAATGTTTGGAAAACTATACTTGAATATATATGGAATATATCTGATGGTAATGAAATATTTAAACAAGTTATACATGATTATGCTGTAACAGGACTTGGTTATTTTTACGCATATACCGATGTGGAAGCTGATTATGGTAGAGGGGAAGTAAAATTTACATACGTTGACCCCTTTAGAGTATGTGTAGACCCAAATGCTAGAAATAGATACTTTGATGATGCGACAGGTATGATGCTATCAACTATATTTACTAAATTTCAATTAATGGATTTATATCCACAATTATCTAAAGAACAAGAAAATGGTAAACTTTTAATTGATATGATTGAAGGATATAGCGAAGACGAAACATATCCGTCTCCATTAAATAACAGGACTACTGGTAGTTTTACTCCTGATTATATAAAAGATGCTGACAAAGGAGAAGGTTCTGAAAAATATCAATTAATTGAATACTTTCATAAAGTTAAAGTTCCTTATTATAGAATATTAAATAAAGAAACTATGGAAGAAAGAATTCTTGATTCTGCTAATATGGAGAAATTTATAGATGAGCCTAAAATGAAAGAGGCCGTTAAAAGAGGACTTGTTGATATAGTTGAAGTTATGCAAACAAGAATTAAATTAACTTGCATATTAGGTAGTACTATTTTATATGAAAGAATTTTAAATACCGATAAATATCCTATTGTTCCCGTTCCTAATATATGGACAAATACTCCTTATCCTATGAGTGATGTTAGAAAGAATAAGGATTTTCAAAGATTTTTAAATAAAACAATGTCATTAATAACATCTCATGCACAAGCATCTTCGGGGCTAAAATTATTAATACCTCAAGGAAGTGTCGATGATATAGAAGAATTAGAAAGAGATTGGGCAAATCCAAATGCAACAATTGAATACGACCCATCTTTTGGTGAACCACATTTTCCATCACCACAACCTTTATCTAACTCTGTGATGCAATTACCTCAATTAGTTGAAAAATATATTGATTTAAATATGGGTATATTTGAAATGATGCAAGGAAACGCTGAGGCTGCACCAAAAACATCTTCGGCTACAATGATGATGGAAGATTTTGGGCAAAGAAGAAGCAAATCAAAATTAAGAGACATTGAAGGTTCTTTAAAAAGATTAGGACAAGTGGTATATAATCTTTCAAAAGAACATTATACATATAAAAAAGTTTTTAGAATTGTACAACCTAACAATGACATGAGTGAATATATGGTTAATCATTACAATGACAAATCTCAAGCAATTGGAGAAATGATGAATGATTTAACTATAGGACAATATGATATAAATGTTATAGGAAATTCTACAATGCCTTCAAATAAATGGGGAGAATGGTCAATATACATGGAAGCTTATCAAGCAGGACTTATTGATAGAACTGAAGCTTTAATGAAAACTGAAATATTTGACAAAGAAGGAGTATTGAAAAGAATGGATATTGTACAGCAATTACAAGGACAATTACAACAAGCTCAAGAAGCTATTAAAAATTTACAAGGTGATTTACAAACAGCTAATAGAGAGTCTGTCTCAGCACGTAAACGTACGGAAGTTGAGAAATTCAAAACTGAATTAAAATCACATGAACTAGAATCCAAATCTATGAATAGTATGGCATTCAATAAACTTAACAACGCAGTTAAACTTGAAACTGAGAAGGTTCGTCTAAGAGGGCAAGCTGAAGAAAAGTTAAAGAAATTGCAAAACAAAGGAGATAAGTAATGGACACATCGGGCGGAGAAAATCTTGAAATTCAAGGTGAATTCAATGGAGATGTAGGGCAAGATAACGGAGAACAGGTAGGAGAATCTGGCTCTAATTGGGAGAAACAAGCAAAGTATTTCCAATCAGAAAAAGATAAACTTTATACTGAAAATCAAAACTTACGTAAATATGAAAAGATTGGTAACATGTTGGAGTCACGACCAGATATTGTTAATCAAATATCGACTATGATTAAAGGTGGCCAACCAGCACAATTTGAGAAAGTTACTTTAAGTAAAGATGAGTTCGACCCATGGGAAGCCTATAATAACCCAGAATCTAAGTCGTATAAATTTCGACAACAAGAGTTACAAGATTCTATTAATGAAGCCGTTAATAGCCAAGTAGGTGAAGTTCAAAAACAAGTTGGTATGAATCAACTTACAGGCGAACTTGAAAAAAGAGGATTAAATGAAGAGCAAATAAAATCGTTTTATGAATTTGCACAAAAAAATCCTTCCGAGTATGGTATTGATGGTGCAATTAATATGTGGCAATCTGTAACTCAACAACCGACTGAAGGTGAACAAAATAATCAAAACCCAATGGATTCAATTCGTCAGAATCAATCAGTTCCTCAACAAGCAGGTATTTTGAATGGAGAGAAGCCGATTAAGACTAACGAAAAAGATGATATGTGGGCTGCGATTACAAAAGCTGGAAGTCGTGCAAACGTATTGTAAATTATAAACTAAGGAGAAATAAATGGGCACTTTTAATAGTGGACAAGTGAAATTCGGAACTCCTGGTGCAGTTATTGATAGTACTATACCATCAAGAAGACTGTATGATTTTAGTGATAGGGTCGCAGACTTAGCTCCAGAAGAATCTCCGTTTTTCGTATATTTGTCAAAAGTAGGAAAAGTTCCAACATCTGATTCTCAATTCAGATTTTTGGAAGATAGAACAAAGGTTTCTATTACTGATAGAAGCTTTTTACAAAAAGGTGGGGGTACATTACCTGCACCAGGAAGCACAGTTTCATTAACATTTGATACTTCAGGCGGAGCAGCAGTAAAGTTCCTTGTTAAAGGTATGGTTGTTCAATTCGCACAAAATACTAATACAGCAGTCGCAGATAATAATGAAAACATGCTACAAGGTATAGGTAGAATTGAATCTGTAACTCATGGTTCTAATGATACAACTTGCCTTGTAACTGCAATTCAATCTGTAGATGGTTCAACAACTACGCTTGATGATGATGGTGAATGTGTAGTAATTGGTACATCTTATGAGCAAGGTTCAGGTGCTCCAGATGTATGGTCTCAAGAGCTTGATAATGATTATGGTTATACTCAAATCTTTAAAACAGCTTGTGAGATGTCTAATACTGCAAGAGCAACTGTGTATCGTGGTTATGCTGATGAATGGGCAAGATTATGGAATCTTAAATTAAGAGAACATAAAGTTGACATTGAAAGAGCATTGCTATTTAGCATGAGAGGTTCTCAAGGTGGTATTCAATATACTGATGGTATAGTAGGACATTGCCTTAAAAATGGTACAATTACTGATGGAAGCATAGGTTCTTATTCAGAAGGCAATCCATACTTAGGTATGTATACAGCAGCTGAAATGACTTATGATGGTTTGTTAAGTGCTTTTGAAGTTATGTATGACCCTGCAAGGGGTGGTTCTTCAAATAAATTATGCTTGGCATCTCTTCCAGTAGTATCTCACTTTAACAAAATCTCTGGTTTTGCTGAAGGAAGTTTAACTGCTCAAAAATCTCAATATAACTTTGAGGCAAGTAAAGGTTCATTTGGTCATAAAGTAATGAGGATTGAAACTGTTCATGGTGATTGTAGTATTGTTAAAGAACCATTGTTCAGAAATAATGCTTCAGGTCACATGCAGTTTGTTGACCTTGACCATGTTTCATATAGACCTCTTGTTGGTAACGGTGTTAATAGAGACACTTCAATCACAACTAATGTTCAACAAGCAGATGAAGATTTAAGAAAAGATATGATATTGACCGAAGCTGGTCTTGAAGTATCTCTTCCTGAAACTCATGCCTTGATTAACATTAACGGAATATAAGGAGAATATGAATAATGAGAAGTGACTTATTAAACGCAAATAGTAATTCGTTATCTTTAATTGATGGTGGTGCTGTAAGATGCTTAAAACAAAATGTATCTTTTACTGCAGACTCAGCTAGTATTGCAAGTGGAGCAATGGTAATTCCTGAAGATGCAGTTATAACAAAGTTAATTGCGGTAGTTAAAACTGCTTTAGCTTATGCATCTGCAACAGTTGGAGTTAAAGCTGGTTCAGCAGCAGCAGGAGCACAATTTATGGCTCTTGATGCAGATGGATTAGCAGCCTCTTCTACTTCATTAGCAGCTGGCAAAGGAGTATCTACTTTCGATGAATACACAACTGCACTAGGTGGAGCAGCAGCTCAAGATTTAGTTGCAAATTCAGCTAAAGTTTCAGCAGGAACAGCAGTGCATTTTACTACTGTTGCCTCTACTGGAGCTTTTACAGCAGGAGAAATGTGCTATATTGTTGAATATATTTCTTTAAAAGATAATGTATAATCCAAATCAATAAGGATTAATAGTTTTGTAGAACTATGGGAGTTATCGTATAAAGGGTAGCTCCCGAATCTACTAAGACAATTCAAATTTAAACAACCCATTCACGCACTGCCAGTGCTTAGGGTAGGAGGAAAAAATGGCAAAAAGTTTACACAATTATACAGTTGCAGAAGCACAAAATGCAGCTTTAGGACAAGCAGGTTCAATATTTATAGACGACACAGCACAACACACAGGGCCTTATGTAGCTATTACAGCTATTGAAGATTCTGAAGTAGATGTTTCTGACTGCACTAATATAGCAAATACTATGGAAGATGCTGCTGATTTTACAATACCAAAAGGAGTTACTATATTTGGAAGATTTGAAGTGATGTCACTTGCTAGTGGTAAAGTAATTGCTTACTTAGGTTAGTATTATGCCTTCGCTAAGTTTATCGAACAGTTCATCAAAAGCTTATAATAGAGTAACTACAATATGTATTAACAATGATTTTAGTTCAGCAACATCATTTACAGGAACAAATGCTACAGCAGGAGTTTCTGGTAATAGATTAGACATAACAGACAGTGGCTCAGGTGGAGGTTATGCATCAAGAAGTTTTGTTACGCATATAGGAACTACATATAATTATTCTATATCTTATATAAGTCCTTCAACCGCAGGCCATTTAAAACTTGGAACATCTGCTGACGATGGAACTCATGTTAATATGGCTGTTTCATCAGGCGACCCAGGATATGGAGTAATAACAGGTTCATTTACCGCAACAACAAAAGCTACTCATATAACATTGAAAATTACTCGTAATGGTGGAAATCAAAAATGGGATAATTTAACTATATCTGAAAATAATTAATATGGCAAGAGATTATAAAGATGAATATAAAAAGTTTCAAAAACATAAATCTTCTTATCGTGCTAAGTTAAACAAATACAATCGTGATAATGGAACTTATGGAAATGGAGATGGAAAGGATGCATCTCACAAAAATGGTAAAATATCAGGATTTGTAGATTCAAGTACAAATAAAGGTAAAAAGGAGAAAAGTAGATTGAAAGGCTCTAAAAGAAATAAAGCCGAACATGGAGGCAAAATGAATGGCCCTTCACATGACAAAGGTGGAATACCTATTGAAGTTGAAGGTGGAGAATATGTAATTAAAAAAGATTCGGTAAATGCGTCAACTGAAGCTTATTTGGAATATATCAATCAACATGGTAAATTACCACCAAGTAATGACGCTAGAAAAAGGAGAAAGTAATGCCAGAAGTAAAAAATGAAAAAGGTGAAGTAATAGCAAGTATGCCTTATAGCCAAGTTGGTCAACAACAAGCTCAAAAAATGGTTTCAGAAAACCAAGGTTATACAATAAATGATGCTTCTCAAAGAAATGTTCAAACATATGCAGGTGGAGGAAAAACTGGATATAATGTTCCAATGTATAAAGAAGGTGGAAAAACAAAAGGTAAAAGTATTATTAAAGAACTTAAGAAAAGAATGTCAGATGAAGATATGGTTCTTGATATAAAAAATAAAGAAAAAGTAAAAGATTATGAAAATAGATTTTTAACTAAGCAAGAGAAAATTGAAAAAGGTTGGAAGATGAAAGCAACCAAAAAAATGCACAGAAAAAAGAAACTAAAAAAATGAGAATTTATTATTGTCAATGTGGAGTAAGAACTGAAGTAAAAAGCGGCGAAGCTAAGCAATGTGATTGCGGTAAAGTATTTGGAACAAGTAGTAAAATCTCTGATTATATTAATATGAGAACAACTTGGAGTGGACAAACGCAAGTTGAATTTAGTCAAACAACAATTAACCAAGATATTGCGGATAGGAATAATAGATAATGGCTTGGAATTTCGGAGTACAAATAAATTCTTTAACAGGTTTTGATGGAAACCTAGATAGTGCAAGTGAAGAAGGAGATGACTATACTACTTTAGCTAATCAATGGCTAAATGATGCAGCAAAAGAAGTTATTAACCTATTACCTCCTACTATGTTGCAAAGATGTGCTAAAATGACAACAAATGCAAATTACACTAATGCAACTGGAGTTAATCATGAAGAAAAAGTTATTAGTGTTTTTAGAGCTAAAGATGCAAATTTTAATTCAGGAGAAGTGCATTTATGTAGAGAAATACCTTTTACATTATCTCACAAAGCAGCAGATGAAAATAGTTTAGAGTATGCTAACGAAACAGACCCAGTTTATTATTATGAACCTCAAGCTGATAATACTTCTATATTAGTGAAAGTTTTGCCTACATCTTCTGCAATTGTAACTAAAGTATACTCTGTGGACTATCCAACTGTAGACCATTCTCATAGTAATATTGCTAATTTTCCAGATGAAGCTGAATATTTAGTTCCATTAAAGGCATCTATAACTGCTCTAGAGTATAAGATTAATTTTGAAGAAGATGTTGATTTATATACTCCTTTAATAAATAATCTAAGAAATGAATATCAACAAGCAGTATTAGCATTACAAACAAGGAAATTATATACTCCTAAGAAAGATGACGATGAAAGTTAAAAGAGTTATAGAACAAATAGAACATATATTTGGAAGGCAAACTGAAGGATATATGATGCAACTTATCAATGATGCATTATTAGATATTGGCTCAACAAAACAACATTTAATTGAAGATAAAAAGTTTAATTTAATTGAAGACAAAAGATGGTATGATATTGATGATAATATGATTGATATTGTTAGAGTTGAAATAAAAGATGAAAACAATAGATATGTTATGATACCTAAATTAGCAGACTCTCATAAAATATTAAAAGGAGATGATAATTAATGGCTACAAATAAAAGAAGTTTTCCTAATGATTATTTTGCATGGTATAATGATGATAATAGGTTGGCTATTGTAAATAAAAATACATCAACTAATAATGATGAAGGATTTACTTTAGGAGAATATGATACATATAGCGATTCTACTATTTCTGATGGCTTAAAAATACATTATCATGCTAAATATCCAAAAGCAACAAGTGTAGATGATGATATTTATAAAGATTTAAAATTAGATTCAGGATTACATCCTTGTATAGTATGCTATATTAAAGCAAGGTTATTTGAAGATGCAGGAGATTTACAAAAATCACAATATTTTAGAGCAATGTATCAAAAAATGATGAAACAATATCCAACAAGAAAAAGTGGGGTAAGAGTACTTAGTGTACCTCGAATGTAGGGGGAATAAAATGAGTGACTTAAAAAAGAAGTTAGAGGAAGAAATAAAGGTTTATGAAAATCAAAGAGAGCAAGCAAAAGAAATCTATATAAAAGCAATTGGTTCTATAGAAGCTTTAAAGAAAGTTCTTGAAGAAAAAAGTAATAAATAGTTTTTTGAAATAAATAGAGGTTAAGATGGCGAGATTAGACAAAGGTATTATTAGGAGAGCTATTGTTACTCCTGATAAACACTTTCCTTTGCACGATGAAAAAGCGATAAGTGTAGTATGTCAAGCAATAGAAATGGTAAAACCTGATACTTATATTGATTTAGGAGATACAGGTGAGTGGGAATTATTTAGCAAACATTATTGGAAAGATAAAGAAAAACCACCATTAGAAGTTTTAATGCCAATGCTTGATAAAGAAGTTGCTCTTGTTAATGAAGGCATGGATTTAATAGATGCATCGTTAGACAAAGCAAAATGTAAAAAAAGACATTTCATACAAGGTAATCATGAATTATGGTTAGACAATTTTGTAACAAGACATCCTTATCTTCCACAATATAAAACGGAAAATGCATTAAGGATTAAAGAAAGAGGATATAAGTATTTAAAATATATTTCTAATAAACCTCTTAAGATAGGCAAGCTTAACTTTATACATGGTAAATATACTCCAATACACCATGCTAAAAAGCATTTAGAAAAAGGTGGACAAAGCGTTATATATGGTCATACTCACGATTTTCAAAGATTTACAGATACTAAGTGGGGCGGAACAATAAGTGCTTGGAGTATGGGGTGTTTAAAAGATATGTCCTCAGAAGCAAATGAATGGCTAAGAGGCAATCTTCATAATTGGAATCATGGATTTGCAATAGTTGATTGGTTTCAAGGTGGAAATTTTAAAGTAGAAGTTGTAGAAATAATTGATGGAAAGACCTCTTTGTGGGGTAAATTAATAGATGGAAATAAATAGGAGAAATAAATGGCGACATTAAATGTAACGCACACAGAATCAATAACATTAAATGGACAAGAATTTGGTGGCACAAATAACTTTCAAATTACTGGCATAAATAATATTTATAAAAGAATTGTTACGTGTCCAGCAGATGTAGATACTACAATACTTAAAACTGGCGTATCAACTGATGTAACTGATTCTTCAATGGATGTTCAAAATGTTAAATACATAAGAGTAACTAATTTAGATACTACTAACTCAGTTAATGTAAATTTGCAAATTGATGTAACTGAAAGTGGTAGTGGAGCTAGTGCTGCTAATGAAACAGCAACAATATTACTTGCAGCAGGAGAAAGTTTTGTTATGGGAACTCCTCATGATTCAATAGCAGCTTATGATGCTGATGCAAGTGTTCAAACTACTTTACATGATTTAGAAAGTATTTTAATTGACCCAAGTGCGAATGCAGTAAAATTAGAAGTTATAGCAGCATCAACATAATATGAAGATAGGTGACTTATTATTAATTAAAGGAGTTATTAATAAGAAACAACTCCAAGCAGCTTTAAGCAAACAAGCTGAAGAAGCTATTACATATAACAGGTCAGTACCTTTAGGAAAAATACTTATTGAAGAAGGACATGTAAGTATTGATGAAGTAGCGGAAGTTTTAAACACCCAGCAACAAGAAATAAAAGCTGAAAGGAAAGAAAAGGAGAAGCCAATGGCTACAGAGATAGGAGAAGGAAGTCAATTTACATTTGATTTAAAATTTATAGCAACAATGGGAGCTATATTAGTTTCTGCTTGTGGTGTTTATTTTAGCATTACAGGACAATTAAATGAATTAAAATCTAATAATAGTCCTAATAGACTAGAGCATGAATATGTTGTTAAAGAAATTGACAATATTAAATCTATGGGTGATTTAAAAATCATCTCTTACAAACTAGATGAATACGACGAGACATTTAAAGATTTAAAAACATTATCTACCACATTATCTCCTTTAGCAGCTGATTTAACTTACATAAAAGAAGAACTTGAAAAACTTAGAAATAAAAAAGTAGATATACCTGAAGTTGATTTATCAGGCATAGATGATTGCAAAGACAAGTTAGATAATTTAGCAGATAAATTAAATGCATTTGAAGAAAGACTTAGTAAATTAGAAAATAGAAACTCGAAAGGAAGTAGATTTTAGTAATGCGTTATGAAACAATTATATGTTATATGGTTGCGTATGCTAGCTTTTTATTTGGCGGTGTATTTAGCAACTCGACTATATATATGTCTGGCTCAATGGGTACGCCCTATTTAAAAGGAAATGTAGAGCTTGAAGATGATTATAAATATACTATTGGTTTAAGAAAAATTGCCTTATTTCCATATCAATCTTCAAAGAAGTTTTATAAAGGAGATGAATCAGCACTAAGTGATAATGCACTATTTGGTGCTGTAGACGGCCTAGAATACCTTATTTCGGTTAGTTCTGTTAAAAATAGGGGTCATGAGTTCATAGACCAAGAATATTGGCTTAAATGGAGCAATAAGAACCTTATAACAAAATTTAAATATTTAGAAAAAGAAAGTAGAGATTTACAATTTACTTCTATAGACCTAAGATATAAACTTGGACTTGGCCCTGTTATATTCTCTATTGGTGGCAATGTAATGGGTCATCCTATATATGGTCATCCTGCTTATGAAGACTATGAATACCCTTGGTGGTATCTTGCATATGATTATGGATATACCGACTATTTAGTACCTTTACACGATTTAAATGGAAATGAAGAAATTGATAGCTATTATATTTTTATTGAAACTGACCCAATTACTGAAGAAGGTTATTGGGAAATGTTTTATGAAGAAGCTA